CAGAGTGCTAGAGAATGCAAAAAACGATCTATACATCAGCCGAAGAGCAGACGTTGATGACGCGGTTGTGGTCACCCGCGATAGCGAACGATCCTGAAGCGTTTGTACTGTTCGCGTTTCCTTGGGGTCAACCCAACACACCGTTAGCTAAGTTCAGCGGACCGCGCAAATGGCAGCGCGAGATACTGCGTGACATTACCAAGCACATCAAAGTCAACGAGGGTAAGGTCAACATGGACACGCTGCGCGAGGCGGTGTCCAGCGGACGGGGTATTGGTAAGTCCGCGTTAGTTAGCTGGCTGATCCTGTGGATGCTCTCTACTCGGATCGGCTCAACGGTTATTGTTAGTGCGAACAGTGAGGCGCAGTTGCGCTCCGTCACCTGGGGCGAGTTGACCAAGTGGCAAGCGATGATCATCAACTCCCATTGGTGGGAGATCAGCGCGACTAAGATCGTACCGGCGCAATGGCTGACCGAACTGGTTGAGCGGGACCTTAAGAAAGGGACGCGATACTGGGCAGCGGAAGGCAAGCTGTGGAGTGAAGAAAATCCAGACGCCTACGCGGGTGTACATAACCACGACGGGATGATGTTGATCTTTGACGAGGCGTCAGGTATCGCCGACGCGATCTGGTCAGTCGGGGCGGGCTTCTTTACTGAGAACATTCTGGACCGCTACTGGTTTGCGTTTAGCAACCCCCGGCGTAACAGCGGGTACTTCTTCGAGACGTTTAATAGTAAGCGTGATTTCTGGCAGACACGCCAGATAGATGCGCGAACGGTCGAGGGGACGGACAAGCAGGTCTACGAGCAGATCATCGCGGAGTACGGCGAGGATTCGATCCAGGCGCGCGTGGAGGTGTACGGCGACTTCCCAAGCGCGGGTGAGGATCAGTTCATCTCGCCGATGATCGTCGAGGACGCATTCAAGCGGCCTAAGTACAAAGATGAAACCGCACCTATAGTAATAGGGGTCGATCCGGCAAGGGGTGGACTGGACTCGACGGTCATTGTCGTCAGACGAGGGCGTGACATTGTAGCAATCAAGCGGTACAAAGGCGAGGATACGATGTCGATTGTCGGTCGTGTGATTGACGCGATTGACGAGTTTAAACCGACGTTGACTGTAATAGACGAAGGTGGTTTGGGTTACGGAATACTTGACAGACTAACCGAGCAACGGTATAAGGTGCGAGGGGTAAACTTTGGTTGGAAAGCCAAGAACCCCGTAATGTGGGGCAACAAGCGGGCTGAGATGTGGGGCGCGATGCGCGAGTGGTTAAAGACCGCCAGCATTCCGCAAGACAAGATGCTCAAAGATGATTTGGTTGGGCCGATGAAAAAGCCCAACTCAGCGGGTACGATCTTTCTGGAAGGTAAGAAAGAAATGAAGTCTAGAGGATTGGCATCACCTGACGCAGCCGACGCGCTGGCGGTGACCTTTGCATATCCTGTAGCGCACCGTGAGTACACAGAAAAAGCGCGTACGATTGTTTCCAATAGGGCTACAATGTCTGGATCTTGGATGGGTGCATAGTGCCTAGCCTTTTCCTAGGTTTGTTTTTTAAATTAGTCAATATGCTTAAAAAGTCTGCTTCCCCCAAAGCGTTCAAAGAGAACGTAAAGACTGAAGTAAAGGCCGGTAAGCCGGTCAAACAAGCAGTAGCGATTGCATACGCAACCAAACGAGCGGCGGCAAAGAAATGAAGCCCGGACTCTACGCCAATATCAACGCTAAAAAAGCACGTATCGCTGCTGGCTCTGGCGAAAAGATGCGTAAACCCGGGACTGCCGGAGCACCAACGGCCAAAGACTTTAAAGAGTCGGCTAAGACTGCCAAGAAGAAATGAAGAAAGGCGTATCGTTATCGGTTGGGCGCGGCGAGAAGTTGCCGGTTAACAAGGGTGCTGGCCTGACCGAGAAGGGACGCGAGAAGTACAATCGGGAAAATGGTAGTAATTTGAAAGCACCAGCGCCCAATCCAAAGACGGAAGCGGATAAGGGTAGAAAGTCTAGCTTCTGCGCTAGAATGGAAGGGGTTGTAGCCCACGCCAAAGGCGATGCCGAGCGGGCTAAGGCGTCACTTAAACGCTGGAAGTGTTGATGGCTGACTACACTGGTATTAACGCTGTTGGCAACGTCGCACTGGGTGGCAAACCACTCAAGAGCGACTCGGATGTCTTGTCTACGGCGCGGGATCGCCTGTCAATGGCAATCTCGGCGTATTCCGAAAGTCGGGAAGACGAGCTAGACGACCTGCGGTTCTACGCTGGATCACCCGACAACCAGTGGCAGTGGCCGGCAGATGTGCTGGCGACCCGTGGTGCGGTGCAGGGTCAGACGATCAATGCGCGGCCGTGCTTGACGATCAACAAGCTGCCGCAGCACGTACATCAGATTACCAACGATCAGCGCCAGAACCGGCCTAGTGTCAAGGTCATTCCGGTTGATGACAACGCTGACGTTGAGGTTGCCGAGATTTTCAACGGCATGATTCGGCATATCGAGTACATCTCGGATGCAGATGTGGCCTACGATACGGCTTGTGAGAACCAGGTCGCGTATGGCGAAGGTTATATTCGGATTTTGACCGAGTATTGCGACGACGATACGTTTGACCAAGACATCAAGATCGCGCGGGTACGCAATAGTTTCTCGGTCTACATGGACCCGCTGATTCAGGACCCATGCGGCAGTGATGCCGAGTGGTGTTTTATAACGGAAGACTTGTCTAAAGCCGAATATGCGCGGCTGTTCCCTAACGCATCGCCCTTGTCTACGCTAGAGACGCTGGGTGTAGGGGATCAAAACCTGAGCCAGTGGCTAAATACCGATACAATCCGGATTGCTGAGTATTTTTATTGCGAATACGACACGCAGACGTTGAATTTGTACCCCGGTAATGTGACTGCGTTCCAAGGGACGCCGGAAGACAAAGAGTTGCGGGCGATTTACGGCAAGCCGAAGAAGTCACGCCAAGCGGATCGCAAGAAAATTTGCTGGACAAAAATCAACGGCTACGAAATCCTTGAAAAGCAGGAATGGGCTGGTAGTTGCATTCCTGTTGTGCGGGTGATTGGCAACGAATACGAGGTTGAGGGCCGGATTTACATTAGTGGGCTGGTGCGTAACGCCAAAGATGCCCAACGGATGTACAACTATTGGACTAGCCAAGAAGCAGAGATGCTGGCGCTGGCTCCAAAGGCCCCGTTTATTGGTTATGGCGGTCAATTTGAGGGGTATGAGACCCAATGGAAGACTGCAAACACGAATAATTGGCCTTATTTGGAGGTCAATCCAGATGTAACGGACGGTCAAGGCTCAATATTGCCGTTGCCACAACGCGCACAGCCACCAATGGCCTCATCTGGCCTGTTGCAAGCCAAAGTTGGTGCCTCGGAAGACATCAAGTCCGCAACGGGGCAGTACAACGCCTCGTTGGGGATGACATCTAATGAGCGTTCTGGTAGAGCAATCCTTGCTCGCCAGCGTGAGGGTGACGTTGGCACTTACCACTACCAAGACAATCTAGCACGGGCTGTACGGTACGTTGGTCGGCAGTTGGTGGACATGATCCCCAAGATTTACGACACGCAGCGTATTGCCAGAATCATTGGGATTGATGGTGAGACGAAGATGGTCAAGATTGACCCGACTCAGGCCGAGCCGGTGCGTAAGATCCAGAACCAAGAAGGCATTGTAATTGACAAGATCTACAATCCGTCTGTTGGCAAGTACGACGTAGTGGTTGCGACGGGTCCGGGTTATGCTACCAAGCGCCAGGAAGCGTTGGAAGCAATGGCGCAACTGCTGCAAGGCAACCCACAACTTTGGTCAGTCGCCGGCGATCTGTTCGTTAAGAACATGGACTGGCCTGGTGCTCAGGAAATGGCAAAGAGGTTTGCCAAGACGATTGATCCCAAACTCATGGGTGATGCCGAAGATAATCCAGCCTTGCAAGCCGCGCAGCAGCAAATGCAAGCGATGGCGGCAGAACTGGATCAAATGCACCAGATGTTGCAAAATGTCGGCAAGTCGATGGAAGCGCAGGACATGGAGCGCAAGGACTTTGAGGCGCAGATTAAGGCGTATCAGGCTGAGACGCAGCGCATTAGTGCTGTTCAGGCTGGTATGTCGGAAGAGCAGATCCAAGATATTGCAATGGGTGTAGTCGCTGCGGCTATAGAGTCACAGAATCTGATGAATCAAATGCCTGAAATGCGTGAGGAATCCATGCCGATGGAAATGATGCCTTCTGAAGGGATGATGCAATGAAGTGCGCAGATTTTGTAGGGCTTCTGTTCTTGGCGCGAGATGTAGCCCATAGCGTACATCTCAACACGCGCAGCTACAGCAAACACAAGGCGCTTGGTCATTTTTACGAACTGATTGTTGAGGCGGCAGATGATTTTGCCGAAGCGTACCAGGGTCGGCATGGGCTGATCGGGCCGATTACGCTGATGACCGCCAAGAAAACGACTAATATTGTTGAGTTCTTGGAAGAGCAGTTGAAAGAAATTGAAGGTTGTCGATACGAGATTGTTGACAAAACGGATATGGCTTTGCAGCAGTTGATTGACAATATTATTGAAATTTACTTGCGCGCTCTGTATCGGCTGCGCTTCTTGGCATGACAATTTCGGTAACCCACACTACGCCAGCGGACGGCTCGTTTAGCGCCACTGGTGCGGCTGCGTGGAATGCCACACACTCGTTTACTGGTGTTTTAGACGTAGCAAACGGCGGCACCGGCACGGCAACGCCTTCGTTGGTTGCCGGTACAAACGTCACAATCACCGGAACCTGGCCTAATCAGACGATTAATTCGTCGGGTGGTGGGGGTGGTGGAGGACCAATTCTTGAGTCGCAGATTGTTATCAGTCAGAACTACACGCTCACCAGCAACACAAACGGGTTTAGTGTTAGCCCAGTAACAATCGCCGCAGGATATGCAGTTACTGTCCCAACTGGTCAAGTTTGGGCAATTTGGAATATTTAAATGAGTGCAATCAAACTTCAAGGTAACGCAAGCGGTGCTGGCACACAGACGTTACAGGCCGCCGCAACTGCCGGTACTCCTGTAATTACGTTACCAGACGCAACAGGCACGCTGCTTGTTAGCGGAGGAGACTTAGGGACACCTTCAGCAATTGTGCTGACAAACGGCACCGGCCTGCCACTTACTACCGGGGTTACGGGGAACCTTCCGGTAACCAATCTGAATAGCGGCACAAGCGCATCATCCACTACGTTTTGGCGTGGTGATGGCACTTGGGCAACGCCTGCTGGCGGCGGTGGATCTGGTACGGTTACAAGCGTTAGTTGGACAGGCGGTATTGTTTCGGTCGGGACGCCAACTACAACCCCGGCGTTTACGATTGCGGGAACTTCTGGTGGCGTGCCGTACTTTTCAAATGGCACCACTTGGGCGTCCTCTGCTGCGCTTGCATCCAATGCTCTGGTTGTGGGCGGTGGTGCTGGAGCAGCTCCTTCAACGGTCACGACTGGCACTGGGGTTGTCACTGCGCTTGGTGTGAACACGGGTTCTGCTGGGGCGTTTGTAGTCAACGGTGGGGCGCTTGGAACGCCAAGTTCGGGAACACTAACGAGTGTTACTGGGTTGCCAATATCAACTGGCGTATCTGGTCTAGGCACTGGGGTCGCCACGTTCTTAGGCACTCCATCCAGCGCGAACTTGCTCTCAGCAATGACTGACGAGACTGGCTCTGGATCGTTGGTGTTTGGATCAACACCAACGCTGAACAATCCAACAGTCACAAATTACACCGAAAGCGTTGTGGCTATCGGTACGGTAACAACTACAAACACTATAGCGTTAACTAACGGCACGGTTCAAACAGCAACGCTGACAGCCTCAACTGCTTGCACGTTTACAATGCCTACTGCGACCGCTGGCAAATCATTTGTTCTGTTGCTTAAACAAGCTGCGGCTACAGGCAACGGCACGGCTACATTTACGGGCGTTAAATGGGGTTCTGCGGGTGCTCCGACAATTACGGCGACTGCAGGAAAAATGGACATATTGTCTTTTGTTTCTGACGGTACAAACTGGTATGGCTCCATTACTCAAGGGTATACACCATAATGTTTGCTGCCCTCAATAATTTTTTAACACTGCAAGCCGCTGGTGGTGGTAGCCCAACATCAATTGAATACTTGGTTGTCGCAGGTGGTGGGGGTGGCGGATCTGATTCTAACGGGGTTGGCGGTGGCGGTGGTGCTGGCGGGTTACTAACTAACGTAGGTGGCTCTGCTTATTCAGTTGTTGCTGCTACGTTATATACCGTTACGGTTGGTGGCGGCGGCGCAGGAGGTGCAGCAGCAAACAACAGTACAGCACAAGGGTCAAAGGGTAGCGTCTCATCTTGGAACACTAACGCGGTAGGAAGCGGAACAAAAATTGAATCCGCTGGTGGTGGGGGTGGCGTTTCAGATAGATCGGGAGCGCAAACAAATAAAAATGGTGGGTCTGGCGCTGGCGGCGCTGGTTCTGCTAGTACTTCTAATAACGCTCCGGGGACCGGAACAGTCGGGCAGGGTTCAGATGGTGGAAGTGGTGTTTTAAGTGGAGGCTCTTTCCTTGGAAGTGGAGGGGGCGGCGGAGCGGGCGGTGTTGGCAGTGCTGGAACCACATCAGCCGGTGGCAACGGGGGTGCTGGAGCTACTAATAGTATTACGGGGTCTTCTGTTTATTACGCATACGGCGGAGGTGGCGGCGGGTATCAAGCAACGGCTGGAAATGGTGGGACCGGGGCGACTGGAACCGCTGGAAAAGGTGGTACAGCCACTAGCGTATTGAATACAGCTCCTTTCGCTGCCGATGCTAATACGGGCGGCGGGGGTGGAGGCACTGCAAACTTAATAGCGCCGGGGTCTCCCAATGCTGGCGGGGCTGGCGGAAAAGGCGTTGTTATTATTCGTTATGCCGACACTTTTGGTGCAGCATCAGCCACAACCGGAAGCCCAACAATTACTGTAACTGGCGGGTATCGAATCTATAAGTTTACCGACACCGGTTCTATTACATTCTGAGAAACCAAATGGCTTACTTTGCAAAACTTGATGAAAACAATGTTGTGCTTGAAGTTCTCGCCGTTAACAATAATGAGTTGTTACAAGACGGTGTTGAATCTGAGGCAAAAGGGATTCAGTTTCTTGTAGACTGGTCTGGCGGATACACCAACTGGAAACAAACCAGTTACAACCGAAGAATCCGTAAACATTACGCTGCTATTGGTTTTACCTATGACGCTCAACGTGATTCTTTTATTCCTCCGCAGCCGTTTTCCTCATGGGTTCTGAACGAAGAAACTTGCTTGTGGGAAGCGCCAACGCCGATGCCTACAGATGGCCAGTTGTACAATTGGGATGAGGCAACGCTATCTTGGGTTGCGCCTGAAACATGAACTCATTTTTTGGTGGTGCTTTTTTTGCCGGAGACTTTTTTCAGTCTGTTGTCACTGGCGCAGAACAATTGTTGATTAAACTTCGGTCATTCACCGAAAGAAGGAGATTCTGATGGCTATTAACCTCAAGGCGATTACCTCAGTAATGGGGTATCAGCAGATCACAAGTCTGAGTTCTGCTACCAAACTGACCGTGCCGCCCCGCGATATAAGCGGATTGATCGGCTCCCCTCGGATTGCTATCATTACGCCTGAGACGCAAGCCGTGCGCTGGCGCGACGATGGCGTAGCCCCTACCGCGAGCGTTGGAATGCCGTTGGCGGCTGGTGTTACGTTGCAGTACGACGGTGATCTTTCGCAGATCCAGTTCATTGAACAGACTGCCAGCGCCAAACTCAACATCACTTATTATTCTTGAGGTTGAAATGCAAGTCTCTAACGACTCCGCTGCCGTGAATTACGTTGACTATTTCACCAAGCAGTTTCCGATTGATCTGGCAAACATGGCCGCGTTGCGCGACGAACTGGCTATTCGTCAGGGTGCTTTGTCTGCCGCAAAAGACGCTGTGGTTGACCGCGAACGCGCCAAGCAAGAGCTAGATGCGGCTAACGCAGAAGCAGCCGTACTAAAAACGGATGCTGCAACTGACCGCGAAGCGGCAAAGCAGGAACTTGCTGATGCCAAGGCTAAAGCCAAGGATCTAAACGCTCAGGCTAAGGCTGCACTTGCTGTTGCGGTAGACCGTGAAACTGCGGTGGAACTGCGTGAAAAAGCGGTGGCTGATCGTGAGGCTTCTCAGATTGTGGCCCAGGCTGAGATTGACAGCCAACAGGCTGCACTGAAATCCCAGACTGCCGCCTTGGACGCTCGTATCAAAGCGTTCCAAGATAAAGTTGCTGCACTTACTGCGTAGGAAACAATATGGCCGTCAATCTTTCTCCCGTGGGCGGCGCAGCGGCTCAGTTTTTTGACAACAATGGCGTCATTTTGTCAGGCGGCAAGTTGTTTACTTATGCTGCTGGCACAACTACTAACCAAGCAACGTACACTAGTTCTTTTGGTAGTACGGCGCACACAAATCCAATTATTTTGGATTCGGCTGGCCGCGTCCCTGGGGGTGAAATTTGGTTAACAGAAGGTGTAACATATAAATTTGTTCTTAAAAACTCAACAGATGTTTTAATTGGTACATACGATAATGTGTATGGTATTAGCAGTTTGACTTTGCCAATATCTTCAAGTTCAATAACATATTTACCCGCAGGTGGCGGCGCTGTAGCAACTACAGTTCAAGATAAATTGCGTCAATGGGTTAGCGTAATTGATTTTGGCGCTGATCCAACTGGTTCGGCTGAAAGTACAACTGCTTTTACAAACGCATTGACTGCATCTCGTTTTGTGTATGTACCTGCTGGCACTTATTTGGTTGACCAAATTAACATTACCCAAGCAGGAACACGACTGTTTACCGCTGGTATGTCGGTAACCCTTCAGCAAAAAAACACTGTTAATCGCTACGATAGCCCAATTATCAACGTAAAAGTTTCCGATGTGTTTATCGGAGACATGAAATTTATTGGCAACATTGCAACTGACACGGGCGAATTCAACCATTGCATAAATATTGCTGGAATTGGTTCAGAAATTCGGGACGTTACGCTTGGCAATTACTACGCCACAAACATTCGCGGCGATGTGTTGTATGTTGGCGGCATTACTGCAACGCCCGTGTACAACGTAAACGTAATTTCTTTAGATGGCGACAACATCTATCGCAACATTTGCTCGGTGACGGGGGGCCAAGGCGTCCGCATTCAGCAAATTCTTGGCAACCGAGTTGGCTATCGCAACATTGATTTTGAAACCAACGTAGGCAGTCAAAAAATTGATGATTGTTGGGTTGGTTTCATTCGCGGCGGTTGCGTTCAATTAGCCAGCGACAGTGCAGCACTTCGTGTTGGGTCAATTCAAATTGACCAAATGGATTTAGATAACGCATATATGCCAGCGCCAACACCATATGCGGCGTTTACCAACCCTGCCGGCCCTGATATTGGTATTTTATGTAGCCGTTTTGATTATTTTAAGATTGGCTCACTAAAGTTAAACAGTTATAGCACGGTTGGGATTTTAGTTAGCCAAATTGGAAGTGAAGACAAAGGCCGTTTAATCGTTGATTATTTAGAAGCAACAAATATTGCTCCATCTGGCGTTTATCAAACGGTCATTGAATCTACTGGCGCAACGCTTGTTGAAATAAACTCAGGCAAAGTGACGCTTACCTCCGGTTCTGCTTTGCTTAAAGGACTTGACGCTGATTACAACATTCGTAACATTGAATTTGTTAACAACACCGCCGCAAATATTGCAGCGTTTTGCACAGATTTATATTGCGAAAATTTGCTTGGATCATTTGGCAGCGCGACACTATTTACAAACGTAGCAAATGGTCAAGTCATCAACTCTAGGTTGACGACAACTGGCAGCGCGATGAATCAATGCAAGGACATGAGTTGGTACAACTGTAATTTAACTTGCGTTAATTTTGACTTTTCTCCCGGAGCTGGCAGTAACAAAGCGGCATTTGATCGCGGAACGTTAAATAGCACTTGGTACGACAGTTATAACGTGGTATTTGGGGGCACTGTTTGGAGCAACCAAATTGGCGTGGCGCAAGGGACAGGCTCACCTGAAGGTGTCTTGACGGCAGCTATTGGCGCTCTTTACGTTAATCTGACTGGCGGCACAAGCACAACGCTTTATGTCAAAACATCTGGAACTGGTAACACCGGCTGGACTGCCAAATAAGAAACTATCATGGCTGATACAAAAATCTCCGCACTACCCGCATCAACCACGCCGCTGGCGGGTACTGAGGTACTGCCAATCGTTCAAAGCGGCGCAACCAAACAAGTTTCTGTTGCAAATTTGACCGCTGGACGAACCGTATCAGCAAATAGCGTTTTGGCTTCAACTTTGTTTACAACGGCACAAGCGGCAAGTCCTGCAACATACGGCGGCAACGTGTATGTTTATTCTGGTGTTGGTCTAAATGCTGCTGTTGGTGGTATTGAATGGCAATACGCTACCTCTGGCGCTGGCTATGGTTTTAAAATCAACGTCAACGGTGGCACAGACACGATGGATTTTGGCTACCGTGCCAATTCTGCGACGTTTACCAAAGCAATGGGTATTGGCAACACAGGCATTATTACGATGCCCGCCTATGGCGCAGGTGCGGCAACATTTTCAGCAACAGGCGTAATTTCTTCCGTTTCGGATGAAAGATTCAAAATTAAAGACGGAGCGCCTACTGACCCAGAGTCAATGCTTAAAAAATTAAAACCTGGCTATTGGTTTTATGATCAAACAAAAACTAAATCGGGCGACGATAAACGACAGCTAGGCTTCTATGCTCAAAACGTGCATGAGGCAATTGGTCCTGAAGCAGCACCGCAACCAGAAGAAATTGTTGATGTTGCTGAAAACGGCACGTTAATCCCTACGGGTAATTTTCGTCCTTGGGGGTACTATGACCGTTCAGTGTTGGCAGTAGTAGTGATGTCATTGCAAAACGCTCTTGCAAAAATTGAAACGCTTGAATCCAAAATTCTTGCTTTGGAATCTGTCGCATAATAGTGTAGTATCACCGTACCGGCGCGGTTCACCGGGGAATCTCAGGATTCAAAATGTCCGAAGAAGTAGTAGCGATTGAAGCGGAAGTAGCGCCCGCGCCGGAACTGGATGTCACGGCGACTCCAGAACCTGTAGATACGCCGGAAGTTGCGCCCAAGACCTTCTCGCAAGAGGAACTTGATGCCGCGATTCAAAAACGTCTCGCAAGAGAACAGCGAAAGTGGGAGCGTGAGCGTCAAGCGCCGCCGCCCGTTGCCGTTGATGTCCCGCCAGTAGATCAGTTTGATTCGGTTGATGCTTACGCAGAAGCCAAAGCAATCCAGCTAATCGCACAACGTGACCAGCAAAAGCAACAGACGGAGATTCTTGAGGCATATCACGAACGTGAAGAAGAGGCTCGGACCAAGTACGATGACTTTGAACAAGTCGCGTACAACCCAAGTCTTAAGATCACGACTGTGATGGCGCAAGCGATTCAAGCCTCTGATGCTGGCCCTGATGTAGCTTACTACCTCGGGTCCAATCCAAAAGAGACAGATCGCATTTCCCGTCTTAGCCCGATCTTGCAAGCAAAGGAGATTGGAC